TTAGGTTTTGGGGGCCTCCCCCCCCCCGTTCCCCCCCGGTTCTTACGGGCCCTTTTAAAGACCCCCCCCGCCGATGTTCCAGCCCGCGTCACCGCTGCCGTTGCTCGCGTCCACCCAAGGCAAGCCCGCGAAAGCTCCGTAGTTCGCGTTACCGAAGACATACAAGACGTACCAGGCGGCATTGTTGTTGCTCCATAAGTACGCCCCGTTTCCTTTGCCAACCGAAGAACCGCCCAACTTTTCACACCACATTTCTAACGGGTGTTCCGGGTCGAATCCTTCCAAAAGCTGCCAGCCGGACGTTGTAGGAAATGCGAAGCTTAACGCCTTATAATTCGGGTCTGTATCTCCTACGTTATCTTTCGTCGCTGTGTTGTCGTAGCATACATATAATTTGTCCTGGTATCGGTTCACATTATCCACAAAAGCATACTGCCCGTTATGCTCATGCCCTAAAAGCAACATAGCGTGCTTACCGTCATTCACTAAGCAGCCGTCCCTCATTCCCAGGCTATCGGTTGTTCCCGATATATTAGCGCAATGACTAATAATATTACCTACTGCAATATTTACCGGGTCGCCGTCAAAATAGATTGCTTTCCCTGTTACGCTTCCGTTGCTGTAGTCTTCCACTCTTGTAATTAGTCTCTGCTTCGCTACCTGTGCTCCGCCCAGGCTTGTACCGATTTCCACAGCATTTCCTACCAAGTATTCGTTGGCTGCTGTCGCAAGTGCGATAACAATACGGTTTGTACTCTGTTCCGCTACTAAAGCCTTGTCCTGGTCTGTGTATCTCAGATAGTAATAGCCCTTGCATACTTTTTCTTGAGTATTAAGACTCGCGTATTTCACAAGAACCAGCATACTATACGCCCAGTAGCTTGTACTATCCATGCTGTAGTATCCTTCTCCGGCTGCTTTTGATCGTGCACGTACCGTAGCTCTATTTATTCTGCAATCCGGGTGCTTTCCGCTCATGGATACGTGCTTACTTCCCATAAGTGAAGACGGGTAGCGTCCCCACTCCCACGGCTCTATATATACCGCTCCGTCAAATGCTCCGGCGGAAATCTGTACATATTCGTATGTATCGTCTCGCCAGCGTTTGAGATAATATCCCGGATACTCTGTAAGTACCATGTACTTCGTTGGGTCGTACCCCGGTTCTCCGATATACGCTATTGTTTCCCCTGTATCCAGGTCACAGCATTTAGATACAATCCCCGCCCACGGCATTACATAAGAAAAGTCGTCTTTCCCTACTTTTGTCCCTATGGTCGGGTTTGCTTCCATGCCTACGCTTGCGTCTGTACGTTCCCAGGTATCGCTTACGCTTTCCGTGTTCCATACTCTTTTAACCCCGTAGATCGGCGCGCCTACCTGGGTATGAATCCCAGCAGCTCTTAAGAGTGCGTTTGTTTCTTCCTTCGTGTATCCCTTAATATTTTGTGTGGCTTCTACTCCGGCAGCTTCTATTTGCGCGATTGCTTCCGCTTTTGTATCTGCAATCCCTTTTACTACGTCTTCTGCCTTCATCTTTGCCGCTTCTGCTGCTTTTACTGAGTTTGCCGCTGCTGTTTTACTTTCTGCTGCCGCGCTTGCCGAATTTGCCGCTGCTGTTGCGGACTTTCCGGCGGCTGCCTTAGAATCTGCTGCCGCGCTTGCTGAATTTGCCGCTGCTGTTTTACTTTCTGCTGCCGCGCTTGCTGAATTTGCCGCTGCTGTTTTGCTTTCCGACGCTGCGCTTGCTGAATTTGCCGCTGCTGTTGCGGACTTTCCGGCGGCTGCCTTAGAATCTGCTGCCGCGCTCGCTGAATTTGCCGCTGCTGTTTTATTTTCTTCCGCTTTGCTCGCCGCTGTCTCTGCCCTGGAAGTATAACCCGGTATCTGTTTCATAGCTGATTCTGCTGTTTTAACTGCTTCATTAGCTGTATTTAATGCAGTATTCGCTACTTCCTTTGCAAGTCCCACCGTTCTTAATGCATCTGTAAGGCTTTCGTATTCGTTGCTGCTTTTAATATCGTCTTCGTTTACCGCCCCGTCGTCTACATTCAAATAGAATTTAGCTGTACTTAATACGCCGCCGTCAGTTCCGTACAGTACTACGTCTACAATAGCTGTACCCTTGCAAGTTGTCATTTGCCCGCTTATGTCAATTACGATTGTATTGTTATCTTTCGTAGCATTTTTAGTAACCTGTTTTCCATCCGCCTTTCTACAGCGAACTTCTACAGTATTTACCCCAGCAAGGCTATAGTCCTCTCCGTTGTCTTTAATTTCCGCAATTACCCGACGTTCTGTATCGCCCATCTTTGCGAATACAACTTTATAGGAATCTCTTAAGCCTACATCTAACGTAAGTCGTGTGATCTGTTTATTCATTCTTCAACAGTTCCCCTTTGTATTGTTCAAATTCCATAGCTGCTACTGTAGCGTTTCCCGCGCGTACATTTGCTAAGATACTTTCAAGAACCAGCACCGTAATACTTGAATGTAAGCCGTAATTTCTTTCTGCCATAATAACCGCTGTATTGATATCTTTTTTTGCTTTTTCAATAGTTACGCTAAGCGGCTCGGCTACTCTCTTAACTGCTTCTTCTTTTGTCTCTACGTGGTTTTCTTTCTCAACCTCTACTATTTTCCCCATATTCTTAATGGCTTCTTCTTTTGTTTCTGTGTGTCTTTCTTCTTTTACTTCTTCTCTGCTCATACTACTTCTTTTTCCTCTTCTATTTTCATTTCGCCCACTTCTGTATTGAAAAGCCTTACCGTGGTTTTTTCTATTACCGGGCTTTCTTCTTCTTTCGGTTCTTCCGCTTCATTGATCTTTAAGTATCTGTCTTTTTCCATAGTTTCTCCTAACTACTCGGCGCGCTTGTTATGCCGCCATTTCTTACAGTTATCGACGAACTCCACCAGGTAATAGTGCCATCACTATTCGCCTGTATTTTTGTTATTATCGGAATCGACCCCGACCAACTAGTATATCCATCGTATGACGTGTTTCTTAAATCAGCGTTATACAAGTTCCAACCATGTGCGTACATATTACAACCAAAATGTAAGCCTTTTTCTGTGTAAATACTATTCGCTCTCGAATAGCATAAAATCGTATCGTAACTTGTCGCGCTGCTACTTTCTTCTTGCGCCCACGCCATATATTTTCCTTGATATTCCAAATCGAACGTAAGCCCTTTATGCGCACTATTACTCTTCCACTCATTTGTACCTATTCGCCCTACAAAATAATTATCCCTATAGAATGCATTTCCCGACTGGTCAAATACTGCTCGTTTGCCTTTTGTTGTTACTTCTCCATTGTAAATAGCGATCTGTCCGGCTGAAATTTGCACATACTTAGAACTATTATTAAATGCAACTAGCACATTATTGTAATATTGGGTTATATAGCTTCCCATATCCCCTTTTTCTACTTTACTCGTTATTTTATTTGCATTTACTTGTATAGAGCTTCTAAGTTCGTCTTCTATGCCTTCTGCTCTTTTTACCTCTGCTTCGATAGCGTCATTTGCTACTGTAAATTGCGCTTCTGCATGGTCTTCGTATTTACCCAGCACTTCAACGTCTTTAATGTAAATCGTAGTGTTATCCACATAGTTATACACATAAAGGTACTTTGTCCCCGCCGAGCTTATAGTTATCTCCGTTTCATACTGTTTAAATACTTCGTCGTCCAGTTCTCCGGCTTTTGTATAATAACTTGTTCCACCAAGCGAAACTCTAATTCTTGCTTTGCTTATGCTTCTTAAGTTCGCCCCAGCTTTGAACCTTACCGTATATGTTCCAGCTTTCAGTTTCCAGCTTTGGCGCATGTAGATGTTAGACGTTCCCCTTGTAATACTTGCTACATTCCCTAAGTATTCGTCGTTTATAGCTTTAATATTATTGCTATCACTTAAGTTCCATCCGTCTAAGTTTCCACTTTCAAAAGTTCCATTTTCTACATAGTTATGTTTCAGCTCGTTTACTGCTTTTTTTGCATATGTTTTTACTGATTCTGCCGACTGGTCTATAGCCGTATTCATGCTAACCTGTGTAACATATTTCTTAAGCTTTTCGTCCGTGTCGGCTTTTGCATCTGTCAACGCCTTATTTGCCTTTGTGTCCGCGTAGTTTTTCGCATTTGTTCCCACTGTATCGGCATAACTGTTCGCTCCTGTGCCTACCTTATCTGCATACCCTTTTGCATTTGTTTCTGCTTCGCTTGCCAGGTTTCCCGCCGTTTCATCTACATACTGAAAACTGGTATAAGTTTTACTTGCTTCGGTCTTGATCTGTTCCGCTGTCTGACTTATCGCCGTATTCATTTCTGTAGTAGTAACATATTTCTTAAGCTTCTCGTCTGTATAACTCTTTGCTCCCGCTCCTACAGTATCCGCATATCCTTTTGCGTTTGTTTCTGCTGCTCCGGCGGAATCATCTACATACTTATACGTTGTATACTTCTTGCTCGCTTCGGTCTTAATCTCTTCTGCTGTCTGGTTTATTGATGTCCCCATTTCGACCGTAGTAACATACTTCTTAAGTTTTTCTTCCGTATAGCTGTTCGCGTTACTTTCTGCTTCATTTGCCAGGTTTCCCGCTGTTTCGTCTACATACTGAAAAGTAGTGTAGGTTTTCTTGAAATCGCTTTTAAGCCCGTCGATATCATTTTTATAGTTTCTCTCTACAGTGTTTACCGCTTCGCTTATATGGGTTTCCACCGACTTTTTATAGTTGATGCTGATAGATTCCGCTTGTATGCTATCTGCTTTTATAAGCGCTCCGTCAAGCTGCCCGACACATATATAATCAGCATAGAAACCGCTACCAGTTCCAAAGGTCTTCCAATCCCAGTCTTTCCCGTCTGCTGTACGTTCTGATGCAATACAGAAGCCCATTGTACCGATAGACATAGCCCCGTAAGTTGGGCTTCCTTCTACCAGGTCTTCAAATATTACCGCCCTTACTTCTGAAGGTTGCGATATGTCGCGCTGGGCTTTTAATTGTGCCTTTACAGCGTCGATTTTACCGTATACTTCTTCTGCCTTAAGCGTCCCGTCTTCCCTGGTTACTTTCTGTATAATATCTGCCGCGCTGGTTGTCTTGTCAAAATAATTTTCTATAAAGTTCCCTAGCTCAACTTCTGCGTTTTCTTCCTCTATGCAGTCGTACACAAGCCTTATACATCTTGCCGTTACATTTATCTTAAGCTTTCTGTCCTTTGTTAATACGTCGTCGCCTATTCCTATTGTTGTTAATTTCTTGTAGTCTTTATAGTCTTCCGTATTCGCAACTTCTACCAGGTCTACTTTATAATTTACTTTCGGCTTATCAAGCCCGTTTTCATACTCTTTCGTGCACCGTCTTTTAAGTTCTTCCCTTAAAAGTTCCAGCGTACTAAATCCTTCTTCCCCTTCCTGGCAATCTTCCAGCAACTTAACATCTTCAAATTTAATAACTGCTACCCTGGGATTTGCATAGCTTCCAATGATCGGGCTATCTATCCACGGTTCTTCCCCTTCCAGGGTGTGCCCGTTGTATGATACCGGGATAATTCGCGTTACTACATCGTCTATACTTATGTCCGCTTCTATCCCTGTCATATTCCGCCCGAACTCTGCACACGCTCCATAGTCCCCACCCAGGCGGTCATTTATGATAACGGTAAAATTATCATACATTCTTTCGCCGCCCCAGCGATTTATAAAGCTATTTTCGTCGTCCCCGCCGATTGCTTCCATGATGTTTTTACGGATATAGTAAGCTGTGGATCGCGTTTTAATATTTGTCTTCGCCTTGTACTTCGTACCGCTTAAGATTATATCTAACGCTTCTTGCCCGGTCTTGTCCGTCGGTCTTACATCTACCAGCATTTCCCCGGCAGAATCATAGAAAATATGTCTTGCATACGCTGTTACTTCTGTCTCAGTCTTCGTATAATCATAGATTCTAAAAAGCTGCTTCTTTGAATACGGCGTAGGTGCTGCTATTACATTATCAGTTACCAGGTATTCCCAGCGCCCCAGGTCGTCTATAGGGTGCTCTAATGTAAGTTCTGCTATCCCTTCTACACTAAGTTCTACTTCGCACGTAGTTGGCGTTAAAGTCATATCTCCGTTACTTTCGTAGTCCTCATTGCCTTTAACGTATACCTCTATCATTTATCTGCACCGCCAGTTAGGTTTTATCTTAACTGTAAATCCAGGGCTTACACTAAATGTATTTTCCCCTTCTTTTAAATACAGGTCTTCATAATACCCGGTAAGCCGTCTGTTTGCCGTTTCCTTCAACGCCGTGTAGCAAAGTTTCAACCCGGTATCTATTACCAGCTTCCCGCCGATATTCGCCGTAACTTCCGTACCGTTTACAGTAAGTGTACATACACCGTCCCCCGCGATCTCATACACTGGTTCGCACTCTTCAAAAGCATTGTACAGTGTATCGCTTAAGTTCCTGGTTTCTGCTCCCTCTGTCAGATACATATAGCCTTCGCAAGTAAATGTTACCTGGAATTTCCCGATACGCTTCGCTAAGCGCTCGTTTGTCCCTATTTCAATTTTCTTCACTTTGTAATAATAGCCCGGGTCGTCTGAAAACATAAGCATACCTGTACTTTCCTTAAGGAAGCGCCGCTTTATGCTTCTGAAATCTTCCGCCCAGTCTTCCGGGTCGTCTGACAGGAAGTTATAAGTAATCTCAATGGGAATATCTTTTAATGTTCCTTTTTTTCTGTATAAATTCCCGTCCCTTCCCGGTACTTTTATCTCGTCGTACTCCTGTTCTGCTGTAGGGATATTAGGGCGGCTCACGGGCTTAACGCCCGCGTCTCTGTCCCTAATATTGTTGTATATTGTGTAATATACACCGTTCATTATGCCGCCCCTTTCGCTTTCTGCTTGCTCTTTTGGTCTTTCGTTACATTCTTAACTACTCGCTTTGTCGTCTTTCGTGCTATCTCTTTTCCGTCAAGCTCCGTAATATTCGTAATTTCTACAATTACCGTCTTTTCGGAATTGTCCGTAAATTCTGTAGTATCTACTCTATTGTTCAGTGCTACTACTTTCGCACTCTGCTTAACTTCTGTTATCGGTGTAATCTTTGCTACGTTCTTTGTAAGTGTTCCCAGGCTCTTATTTATGTCTTCTTCGACATTTCCAAGTTCGTTTGTGAAACCTACGCCCGCTCCTTGTGCCATGTACTTACCTATTTCGTCCTGGAATACCCTCGACGGCGAATGAATACCAAGCGCATTTTTTACACCGTCTACGATTCCGCTAAAGAAGCTCTGTACTTGTCGTCTGAACCAACCAGCGGCGTTACATATTCCATTCCATACACCAGTTACGATATTGTATCCTACGCTCGCCATTTGCGACGGTAGCGAAGCTACACCGTTAATCACAGCACTTACTAACTGGCTTGCCGCGTTTCTACCCTGTTGTAGCAGTCTGCTTCCCCAGTTTGCTACAGATTGTATAGCGCCCTGTATTGCGTTCCAGACTCTGCCCGGCATCTGTGAAAGTGTTGAATATACATTACTTAAAATATTCGATGCTGCCGCGCTCGCCTGGCTTAACATCTGTTGCCCCCAGTTCGCCATATTTGTAATCGCGCTTACTATTGCGTTCCAAATCTTACCTGGAAGCTGGGATAAAAAGTTTACGACCGTCGTTATAGTATTCTGTATATAATTAGTTGCTTGTGTGTATACCTGTTGTCCCCAGTTCTGTACGTTCGTGATCGCGCTTACTATCGCGTCCCAAATCTTGCCCGGAAGCTCTACCAGGAATCCCACTACGGAAGTTATCGTATTTTGTATATACGTTGTTGCTTCCGTGTATATCTGCTGTCCCCAGTTCTGTACGTTCGTGATCGCGCTTACTATCGCGTCCCAAATTTTTCCTGGAAGCTCTACCAGGAATGTTATTATCGTGTTAATAAAATTCGGTATTTCTGTAGTCGCCCATGTTACCAGGTCAATACCGAACTGTACTACATTCCCGATTGCTTGACCGATTACATAGCCGATTTTATACGGCAATTCCTGGAAAAATGCTATTGCATTTGTTACAAATTCAGTAGCAGCCTGTACAACTGCTGCCTTCATATTTTCGCCCCAGGTCGTTACTGTCGTAACTGCTCCCAGTATTGCGTCCCAAATTTTCCCCGGCAATTCCTGGAAAAATGTTACAACGCTCGTTATCGCGTTACTTGCCGCCTGGGTCGCCGCTGTCTTTACATTTTCGCCCCAGGTTGTTATCTTCTCGACCGCTCCCAGGATTGCGTCCCAAATCTTGCCCGGTAACTCCCGGAAAAATGAAGCGATATTATCTACAATATTTTGGAAAGTTTCGCAATGTTCGTACAGCAGTTTAGCCGCACCCGCGAACGGATTCGCCAGGAATAATAGAATATCTTGCCAGTTATCTTTTACAAAATCTACAACCTTGCTTAGTGCGTTTGGTATTGTTTCTGTAAAGAATTTTGCAATTTCTCCTACTACTTTTCCTACCGTATCTTTTACGATGTTCCAGGCATTTACTACCGCCGCTCTTGCATCTTCATTTGTGGCGACAAATCCGACTATAGCCGCTACCAGTGTAGCAACCAACGTTATAATTAACATCATCGGATTAGCAGCCATTGTTATATTAACAAGTTTCTGTATGGCATTTAGCGCCACTTCTGCCGCCGTAAGTCCCTGTATAGCTGTTACTACTCCGTTGATTATCGACGCTACCTTAAATACCGCAAATCCCGCACCTATGGCAGCTAATAAGCTGGCTATCGTGTCACCGTGGTCTGCAATCCAGCCCAGCCCTTCCAGGATTTTAGGTAATACCGCTACAATAATTTCACTGGCTTTTTCTACCAGGTTTCCGAAACCTGTAGCAACCTTATCAAGCGCGCCGCTCAGCTCCCCGCTCGTTAAATCTGTCTGTAAATCTCCTATTACGTTCGTAATATTCGTTACTGCATTTTTAAGCGGTGTCTCGAACTTTTCATAAGCAGCAATTCCAAGCCCTTCCAGCCCGCTCTTTAATATCGTAATTTTACCCTGTAAGTTATCATTCATCGTTGCCGCCATTTGTTCGGCAGCGCCCGTAGAATTTTCTATGTATCCGCTTAACTCATTGAACCGCTCGCCGCTGTTCGCAAGTAAAGCATTTACGCTCTTAAGGTCAACTTTATTAAAGATTGTGTTTAATACTTCTGTCTGCTCTCCCTGGGTCATATTTCCCAGGATTCCGTTAAGGTCTTGGAAAGTCTCATTCAACGGGCGCATATTCCCGTTTGCGTCGAAGACTTTAAGCCCTAACTCTTGCATTTTTTTCTTTGCGGTATCCGTCGGCGCTGTAAGGCTTAAAATTACGTTTCGTAATGCTGTTCCGCCTTCTGCTCCCTTCGTTCCGCTATCCGCGAATATTCCTAATACGGTATTCGCTTCGGTAACTCCGCCCGCTAAGCTCTTAGCCGTTCCGCCTACGCTAAGCAGCGCTTCGCCCAACTGCTGCACACTGGTATTACTCTTTTGTGAGGTCTTCGCCATTTTGTCTACAAAACTTTCTGTAGTTCCGGCTTTGTCCCCTAGTGCGCTCATGCTGTCCGTTACCATGTCGGAAGCTGTCGCTAAATCCATTCCGCCCGCTGCTGCCAGGTTCAAAACTGTAGGTAATGTCTCTACTGCTTTGTCTGCATCATATCCGGCAAGTGCCATATAGTTAAGGGCTTCTGCTGCCTGGGTAGCGCTAAACTGGGTAGTATTTCCGGCTTCTTTCGCTGCATTTTCCAGCTTTGTATAAGCTTCACTTCCCCCGGCTATTTCCTGGGTAGTCATGCCCATAGTAGCCGCTACCTGGCTCATGCCACTCTCGAAGTCCATACCGACGCTTATCGCGCCCTTCGCAAGTTCCTTTATACCGTTGGCAAGCTCTTTTACTCCGTTGATGATCGCGGAAGAAATAAGATTAGCCTTAATAACGTCGCCCAGGCTTATAGTTTTATTCCCGGCTTCGTCCATGTTGCTTCCCGCCGTCTTTATTTCCTGTCCGAAAACAGTCCATTTCTTTTCGGCGTTCGTTAATTCTTCTTCTGTATTTTTTAATGCTGTATTCTGCTCAGTAAGTGCCGCTTTCGATTCATTCAGCTTAACCGTATTCTTCGCTATTGCGTCTTCCTGTTTCTTTACAGCATTTGTAGCCTTTGCGTGTGCTTCTTTTGCTTCTTCTAGCTGTGCATTTAGTTTTTGGCTTTCCTCGCTGTCTTTTCCAGTCGCCTTAACGCTATCTTCATGGGCTTTCGTAAGCTCTGCTACCTTCTGCTTTGCCTTGTCTTCCTTCTCTATCAGTTCTGTAAGCTTCTGCTTCTGAGCTGTTAAATTGGTCTGCTGTAGCTTAATTGCGTCCGTTTGCAGCTTAATCTTACTTGTAAGCTCTGTCTTCTTAGCCTTAAGTAAATCTGTCTGACTTCCTAATGCTTTCGCTTGTGCCGCTTCTACCTTATATTCGCTGGTAACAAGCTTCATTTGCGTAAGCATTGATTTCATTTGACTGGTAAACTCGCTTGTATTCGCCCCTACTCTGAGACTTGCACCAGCCATTTATTACGCTCCTTATGTCTACTTTTCCCGGTCATATTCGACTTGAAATACAACGTAGTCCAATAAGTCGCTTAAATCTGATTCTAAGCACTTCTTATAGCTGTTTCGCATACTCTTTATACATATCTGTAGGATAGCGTCCAGGTTGTCCCCGTATGATCTCCATATTTCTTCCTGCGTCGTCTCTTCGATATATCCATTTTCCTGATCGTATTCATCGAACGCGCTACCCTGGTCTTCTTCCGGCACTCCGCCCAAAAGTGTACCAAGATACCGTATTTTTTCATTGACAGAAATATCTATGATTTCTACTATCGCTCCAAACGTATCTATAATGTCTGCTACGTCCAGCCGTTCTATTTCTTCATTCTCTACCCTGTCGTTAAATACAGCCTGTATCACGGCAGCGTATAGCTCTAATAAGTCGTCTTCATCATCAGTACAGCTAATTCTCTCCATAAGCTTTATAAATCTTCGGTAAGCGTATGTCGTGATTCTGTATAGCCTTTTTTCTCCTTCCTCACATTCCAGGCAGTAGTCTATTACACCTGTGAGCTTAAATTTTTTTTTGCGCCCGCGGCTTCGTCCTTAAGCTTCTTAAGGATATTCGCGTTAATCAGTCCGAAGTTAAAAATAATCTCTGAAACATCTTCTAAAGATTCGTTCGCTTCTTCAAAAGTAAACTGATTATCATACACCAGTACAATAGTGTTAATCATTTCGTCCAGTTCCGCGTCTGTATAGGTCTGCTTCTCCGGTCGTGTCAGTCTTTCGTATACCTCGCGGAAGGCTTTATATTTCTTTCTTCCAATCTTTCCGCAATCGTATTCTTTGCCGCCGATTGTAATAATATTTGCTTTCCCGGTCTTTGCTGTCTTTTCCGCCTGTAAATTGCTCTTGTTCAGAATTTCCGCATTGATAAGTGAGAAATTAAGCAGAATATCCGGGATTTCGTCCAGCGCGTCGCTGGCTTCATCAAATGTAAACTGATTTCCGTATACCACTACGATAGACTCAATCATTTTATCTAAGTCTTCGTCTGTGAAAACCATAGAAGCAACTTCCTTCTTTAAAAAGCTGTCGAATGTCTCACAAAATGATCTGTATTTTTCTCTTGTAATTTTTCCACTTTCATATTCTTTATCGTTAATTGTTATTTTCATATTCGCACCTTCTTAGCGGTGTCAGAATATGACACCGCCCCTTTTTTTCTCTTTTTACGCTGCTACATCTGCTTTGTATTCCTGTACCGCCCCGAACCATTCCGCAATAGCTTTTTTAGCGTTTGCATGTTCTTCAAGTAATTGTGATTCGTCCACCTTAAGCGCATAGAAGCGTCTTGCTTTTCCGTCTACGGTATCCTCTTTCTTTCTTGCGTAGAAAGTAAATGTAATCTTCTGTGTCTGAGCGGTCTTCTTGTCCTTGATTGTCTCGTAGGACTCTTCCGGGTGTTCTGCTTTTCCGCAATAGTACCATACAAATTCGTACTTCCCGTTGTTCTGCTTTGCCCGGAATCCTAAAGCAACTTCCTTCGCTCTGTCGCTCTCTGATTTTACCAGGTAGCCGGATTTATACAGGGAATCAAACAGTAACGCATAGTCGCCCGGTGTCAGTCTGTTTACTTCCAACTCAATTTCTGCTTTTACAAATGTTTCTGTAGTATCCTCTACTTCGTCGTCACTGTATAAGTACTCTACCTCGAATGTCTCTTTAATAGTTGCCGTGATTGCTTTCGCCAGCCTGGTAGGTGTGTCTGCTGCATAGGTCGTAGCATCGTTTGTAGTAACTTCCGCTACACAGATATCCTTTAAGCCTACTACTCGGCTTCTCTCAATCGTCTGTTTATTTTCCTTGACTTTCATTACCTTAGTCTTCTCCTTCGGTATTTATCAAAAAATAAAATCGCGCTGCTTTATGGTATATTTTCGTATCCTGTTCATAATCATCATTTCCCGCAAAATATGTAAAGCCCGCCTTCTTAAGTAATTTCTTTATTTTCCGTTTCAAAAGAAAACAATCTTCTTCACTCCATATATCTACCTGTATATAGTATTCTTCTGCTTCGTTCTTATCGTCGCTATGGTTCGCGTCGGTATCCGTAATATAGTAAAAAGTAATATGGGTATCGTTTATATCCTGGTTATACCAGCCTTCTTCTACGTGTTTTCCCGTTATACCTATTACATCTGCTATATACGCCGTTAAATCCAGGTCTTCGTTATTCGGATAATCCGCCATGATCTGCTTAAGCTGCTGCTTTTCTTCTTCACTCAGAAGTGCCATATTATCCCCCTAACTTTTCCTTTAAAACTTTCTCGTATTCTTCTTCTGCTATGCTCTTTAGTGCGCGATATGTCGGGCGCGCTGCTTCCAGCATGAATTTTTTAGGCTTATGCATCGTCGTACCCCATTCATGGAACTTCATGTAGAAAAATGGCGAAGTATCGCTTTTTTCCCAGCCTATGACTTCTCCATAGTTCCCACTTTGTGTCGTTCCCTTCTCCGGGACATTATCTGCCGCGTGCTGCCCCGTCCTGCTGCCGCGCCGCCCGGATTTCATAGGGTTTTTACTGTATGCTTTCTTCCTTATCTGCCCTTCCGATTCTTCTAAGCCGACTTTCCCGGCTTTCTTTACAATCTTTTTATTTAGGTCTTTCAGTTCCGACGCTGTAGCAAGCCTTTCTATTTCCCGCTGCACTTCGTCCAGTCCCAAAAAATCCATAGTAATATTAAAACTCATACTACTTCTTGCCCTTTAAGTACCACTTTCCGGCGGTCGTATTTGCCGTAATCGGCATTGATAAGCTTAAATATACGTTCTCCCCATACTACCCGGTATTCCTTTGTATTTAAGGCTTCCAGTGCTTTGCAGTATCGCGTTTCAAAGTTCATTACATTTTCTAACTTTGCTTCCAGGGCTGTATACAGTTCTTTCCCGTACAGGCTCTTTACTTCACACCAGCATTTTAAGTAGTCGTCCCACTTTTCTACTGGTCTCCCTTTTTCTACGGTTTTTTGCCGCTTCTGTATCATTACATACATTTTGCCTACCCCACATTCGCTAGCTTATCCAGGATAGTTTGTGTTATCTTATCCTGTTTCGTGTTATTGCTTACTGTAGTTCCTCTTACGTCGTACATATCGCTTATTACTTTCTTCTGTAAGAGGGTTGCAAGTCTGCAACCTTTCTTATATTCTTCTTCACTACTGTATTTATCTTTTTCACGGTATGCAGTACCCACACAACCGTCTATATATGCTTCGGATATATCTATAAGCTCCGTGATATAGTCGTTATCATCGTCATAGCCTACCCTTAAATATTCCTTTGCTTCCTGTAATGTGATCGCCATAAGCCACTACCTACGCTGGCGTGAACTCTACTTTAAAGTCTGCTCTTTCGTCCAGTTTCTCACAATCAAAGCGCTCCTGTACTTTTAACGCCAGTTCGTCAGATTCAAAGAATACAGATTTGTCCGTGGATACTGTATAGCCTTTTCTCTCGAAGAATTTAACCAGCGCATACAGGTTTACTACATAAAAAATCATTTTTCCTGTAGCGCTTGCTGTAATGTCTTCATCACTCAGTGTAATAAGTTCTTTACCCTGGAAATATTCCTTACCATTTACTTCTTTAACCAGGTCTAAGTTTCTTCCGTTCTTGTCTTCCTGGGACTTCAAGTACACGCTGCCGGAAAGATTTGTAATTACTACTACTCTTCCTCGAAGTGTAGGTAATACTCCGTCAATGATTTTCTTTACATCTCTCCAATCTTTCGCACCTGTAGACTTGTCTACCGCACTTCCTTCTACAATCTGCATAATTTCATCATTTTCAGTATTAACCCCAGCTTCCGCGAAGTCCGGCTTAATAACTTCCTGTACGATATTAACAGCTTCGTCTTCCTGTAAATCGTTTGCAATCGGTACAAGTGCGCCGTAGTTTTCAATGTTGTACTGGATATCCTCTGTATTTGCTGCTTCTCCTGTAAGCTTTGTACCAGATTTATACTTTTTCAGCTTTTTACCGCCGATTTTTGCGAACGGCATTTTGCCATGATTAGAACTTGCTTTAATGATATGGCAATGGTTTTTAAGACTCGGGAATCCCGCTCTTAATACCTGGATATCGTTTACAAACTGTTCCGGCAGAATAGCGGCGTTACCGTCAATATTTACGGCTGCTCTTTCTTCGTCTGTCAGTGCTGCCTTTCCGTGTAAAGCAAATTTTACGGCAGCTCTCAACTCGCTTACTGCTCCTGTTGATCTGCTTTCTTTCTGTTTCTTCTGTCTTCCCAGGTCTTCCCGCTCTTCGTCGTCCTCTGCTTCTCTTACCGCAAGCAATTTCTGTAATTTTCTCTTTTCTGCTAAAGCTTCCTCTGCCTTGTCCGCGTCTCTGCTTTCCAGGTATCCGTTAATTTCCTCTGTTTTCTGTACAATCTCTTCTCTTAATTCCTGTACTGTCATGTGGTTACTCCTTGTTATTTTCGTCTGCGATTTCCAAAAGTCGCGCTTCTTTTCTCAGCTCTTCCAGCCGTTTCTCTTCTTTGGTATCTGCTTTCATACGTTCAAAGCTTCTACAGTTAATTTGTGAACTGTCATAAGCCGGGAACGTACACGGGCTTACTTCCAACAGCTCCGCTTTTACAACACTTCTTTTGTACATTTCTTCGCCTTCGTGCTGTACTTTGCTCCATTTATCTTCTAAACAGATAAAACCGAAGCTACTACCGTCTACGTCTCCACGCTTCACGCTTTCCCGTACATCGTTTCCCCATGTGTTATTAGGTAAATCAATGTCGTAATTCAGCCCGGTAGTATCCCCCATGTTAAATCTGAGTGTATCCGTCTTCGTGCTTCCAAGCGGTCGGCTTGTGTCGTGATTCCATAACGCTTTTATCTCGCTGCCGTTCTCTTTGCATCTGCTTAAGCTTTCATCGAAGCACCCCGCGGCGATTTCCTCTAAATATTTGTCGCCCCAGCGGTCAGTAATAACTACAGGCGTATTATACTTAACTGCATAACCGCCAATCGTGCGGCTTTCTTCGCCTTCTGCTGCTCTCACTTCAAGTGGTATCCCCTGGTACGCTACATAATTTCTTCTTTCCTGGATTTCCGCCGCATCTTCTGTACTGTGTGTGTTATTCTCCGGCATTTCCCTTTGTGTCCTTTCCTAAGTCCTTAAGCTTAAGCACACCAGCGTTTACTATAAGGTCGTCCCCGTCCTCTGTAGTTTCCCTTCCAAGCTCTAACCTGGCTTCGTTCGGTTTCATGATTCCGCCCGCCACGTAAGCGCATAATATTTTTTGCTGGGTTTCCGGCGAAGAACGCAAAATAACATTTGTGTTATGCTTCGCTTTATATCCTTGTGCCCTGTCGTCTTTTGTTAAGCAGCCCCACGTTACTTCCTGTTCGATAGATTCATACAGGATAAGCAGTGTATCCACCAAAAAGCTTAACTGCTGCTGTTCTAGCGAATTATTATTTGTGTCTTTCAAGTCGTTAAGCTGATACATTTTTATACCAAATAGCGCCGCGATCTGACTTATAGACATTCTTCTTATCTGCTCATACTGTGCGTCTGCCAGGGATAAATTTACGGGTTGTACATTAAATCCCGCCGGAACTGTAAAAATACGTTTTCCTTTGCTGTACAGTTTTCCAAACTTTTCCTGTATCTTTTTAAGCTCTTTTTCGTCCCTTATGTCGCTTGTAAGCTGTATTACCATTTTGTTAGTCAATCCATTATCAAATAACGTGTTAAGGTAATTCTGTGCTTTAATCTGTACGTCTATCGTGCTTTTTACGATAGTCCTTACCGCTTCCGTGTTAATTCCGTCCATAGTAAAGCCTTTGAATATCAGCAAATCCTCATAAAAGGCGCTTTCGTTCATTCCCGTACCTGGTACTTTGAAATCAACTAAAACTTTATGCTTTTTGGTTGATCTGAGTACACCCGCATCGTCTATAGTGATTCCTTCTATCGTGCAAGGGTACAAAGCTTCTATTTTTCCTTTTCTTCCGTACACTTTTACCGCTCCGGCTATTCCTTCGTGTTGCCTGGTGGCTTCTATTGCCTTCCAAAAGTCTACCGCCGTCATATACGGGTTTGGTCTTAAACTCAAAAGCTCATATAACGGGTGTTCTTTTGCCCTTCTTTCGCCTGTTTCCGTGTCCTGGGTAAGATATAGCGGCGTTTTCGCCACTGCTTCCGACAGCTTTTTTATACAGGTAAAGTAGGTTGCTTCCTTCATTGCCGCCGCTGGTTGGTCTTCTTCTATCCCGAAAACCTTTAAAAAAAGCTTTTCTTCGTCCGTGAGTCGCGGCGTATCGTCTACTTCTTCGCTTCTTTTTTCCAAAAAATCCAAAAACATTAACTTTTACCGCTCCTTACTATCATAATCGCGACTGCTGCCAGCTCAGCAGCTAAAACATACATACCGATATGGGGGTTTATGTCGTATGTCGTCCCAAACACTACCGCCATAGCTGCCAATAATAGCCCGTCTGCGATCACTATTTTTTTCTTCATGTTTTTTAACTTCTTAAGCATATTTTTTCCTTCTTACATCGCGTCCAGGTATTCCACCGGGTTATAGTGTTCAATACCATTTTCTTCGATGCACAATAGCAAGCCCATAAGCATGGCTATTACACCGTCGATTTTAAATTTACTTTTCTTCTTACTGTACTTGACTCCTAACATTTCGTCGTAAACTGCTATACAGTTTTTCGCCATAAATCGGAAGCACTCATTTTCTGCAATAACCAGCCTTTCGTCTACTAATAGGTTCTCAAAATCGTTAATAACCTGTGTCATAGTCTTAGTTCCCTGTCCTATTGGGATAACGTCCCAGCGGTCTTCTAATCGGTTTATGATTGTTGTACTTCCCCACTGGTCGAAGCCTATCTGTTCTATCCTGTATTTTTCGTCCAGTTCTACCGCATGGTCTAAGAAGCGTTCAAAATTTACATATTTTCCGTCTAAAGCTATCAAATCGCCTTTTTTTATCCAGTACTCATAAGGGTTATTGTCCTTATGCTGCCTGTAAGCTACCGTTTCTTTCGGCGTATACAGGTACGGCACTACGATAAATCGCCCGGTTGTCTCTTCATAAAACACCAGGACAAAGCCCGTAATATCATTTTTACTTGATAAATCCAGTCCGCCCCAGCACTTCCAGCCTTCTAAGTCTTTCGTGTCTACCTTTTTCGTACACAAGTCCCATAAGTCCATATTTATAGCGCCTTTTTCATGGTCTAACGCTACGTGCTGGTTTAGGAACATACGCCTAAACATATTTTCCTGTAAAGGCATAAGCCGTATACGCTTCGCATAGTTCGCCAGGTCTTCCAGCTTCCTAAATACTCCTAATGCCGGGTTCGATTTATACCATTGTGTTTCGTCCTCAACATTACAATCTTTATCAGCTTCGTAAATCCTATAGTAAAAGCTCGGGTCGTTCACTTCCCCGGCTTCTATTTTCTTTGCCATAGTATAAAGCTGCATTTCCGGGTTTGCCGGGTCTTCTCCGCTGGAAGCCGTTGTAATTGTCATTATTAACGGCTCGTCCCATGCTCCTTGTCCCGTTCTCAGCTTTCCGTACATTTCGTCGTTTTTTGCCTGGTGTATCTCGTCCAGGACGGCTACATAATCGTTAAAGCTGTCGGCGTTGTCTGCATCTGACGACAGTACCATAAGCTTATTACCGTTATCTTTCCGTATAATGGTTTTCGTACTGCTTGTAATCTTGCAGTAGCGGCGTAGCGTCTTATTTGCTTTTATGAAATGTTCTACCGTTCCGTACAGCTCGCCCGCCTGTTTGGTTGTATTTGCCGTTAAAATAAAAAGCGCGCCGAAGATATGCCGTTGACAGAAAAAGAGATATACTACTATAATCGCCGCCAGGAATGACTTACCATTTTTTCGCGGTATATTTATATGTGCTTCTCTATGTTTCCGCTTGCCGTCGCTCCTTCTCTTTACGCATAGGATTTCTGTTATTATTTCAAACTGAAATTCTAATAAATCAAAGTTTCGGCTTGCTCCTCTATCATTGGTCAACTTCGACACGAACTTAAATACTTTCTTTGCTTCCTCTACATCGTAGTAGTATTCTTCCGTATCCCACTTCTTTTGTAACTTCTCCAACCAGGCAGCTAAAAGCAGTTCCGTGTTAATCATGTGCTATCATTCCGTCCAGCTCCGCGTCTATGCCGCCGTCGCCTTGTGCGCTCTCTGCCTTCATTCTCTGCCGCGCCGCTGGCGTTAATCCTAATTCTTTCGCCCAGGCTCTCATTTCCGTCTGTGCTTTATTTGCTATGCTTACTTCTGGTCTTTGCTGTTCGTAACCATTATCGCCCACTTCCATACTGTAACCTTTTTCGTCTATGATCCGTTCGCACTTCTGCCACTTTGCATAGTTCGTACAGTAAGCTTCTAGGGCTTTAAGGTCTTTGTCCGTAAATTCTTTTTCTTCTTCCGCGAAGATTTTCGCAATCCTTCGCCACTCTTTTTTAGCCGCCGCACTTAACCACTTCGGGCAAGGTTTCGGCTTGTTTTTTTCTGTCTTTTTTTCTTCATTCGCCATACTGCCACCTTCTCAGACCCCCCCTATACAAAAAATCGGCGTTTTTTTTCAAATCAACTTGAACTCGGGACTTTTAAAAAGAAATAAAAAGTTTTTATATCCCCCCGCTGTCTCCGAACTCGCGCCGGAAGCGCTGTAGCATATCGTAAAGCGTTCGCTGCATCTTCTTTTTTGCCATGTATCCGCGGTCATATTCTTTATGTATGCGCCTGTGGTTCGCTTCACTCAGCCCTATTACATTGTCTCTATCAAGTCGTCTATGCCATGCTTCCGTAACCTCTTCTATGTGGTGGTACTGCTCCGCTGTTATCACTATTCCCGTTGTGTAGTATTCAAATATATCTACGCCAAGTTGCGCCGCTTCCTGGTTGGCTCTGAACCCTTCCCAGGCTTTGCTATTATAAAACTGCTGCCGCCGGGCTTCCTCTTCGTTCTCCATACGCTTACGCTTGTATTCTCTGTACTTCTCTCTGTCTGTGTTCTTGTGCCTGTCACAATACTTAACCCCAGCTTCTACTACCTTGTGGCAGCCCGGGTAACTGCATAACTTCTTAAGCATCTATCTTTCTTCTTTCATAGTGCCGCCCTGGATTTCATGCGGCACTTGGGAGGTTTAGACAAACAAAAAAGAAGAACCAGGCAAAGGGTGCTTTCCTTTACCTAATTCTTCTTGCGTTTGTATCTATAGATTATCATAAAGTTTCTTTAGTTTCAATTCTTTTTTGTTATGTTTTCTCTATAGTTTGCTGAGTTTTTTCACGCTTTTTCCTTGTCGTTGGCAGTCCATGTATGCGCTTCCAGTTATTGCTCTTGTCCTGGCTCTCACGTAACAACTGCTGTCGCCTTCGGCTTCGTATGATCTGCTTTTGTCTGTCTCGTATTTCCCGCTGT